ATATCGTAGCGAGTTTAGTATCAGCGATTGCCGCATCTGAGGCCACACTTGCATTGACCACAGCGTTGGCGGCTAATTGATCAGCGCCCACAGCGTCATCTGCGATTTTTGCTTGAGTTACATTGTCATCGACTATAGAGGCTGATACCACAGCACTAGAGGCTAATTGATCAGCCCCCACAGCATCATCGGCTATCATGGACTGTTCTACTGCATCACTTTGTATGGTCATTGCTCCACTAGAAGCTAAACCAATATC